TCAGACCGTCCTGAAGCCTCTTGGAATATCTGTGAAAGCATTACAGGCAAGTTGATGGCTGAATCGTCCAATAATTCCCTTGTGACCTTCACTAGGCCCCCACTCTTAACGACCGAAAACGCCACCTGAGACACGGCCGGTGTTTGGTCACTAAAGGCCGCCTCTTCTGCGATTGCGGCCCAAGTTGCGTTAGCAATAGTTGGAACATATCCATCTTTACTTGCAACACGGATAACCGTGCAAGCATTCCTCACAGCACCGGACGGAAGCCCAGTGTCGTGAATCGTAGCATTTATAAACTCTTCTGGTACAAAATACCCGCCTTCTGTCAAATACATGAAAGCTAATTCATGAATTTTTGTTACTCTTAGAATTTCTTCTAATGGGTCAATCATTTCTGTCGACCTCTCATAGTTTCCTATGAGTTCAGACTATCTCATCATCTCCATGGAGATGTTCGGCACTATTGGTGTATTACGTTCTGCGTTCTCAGAACCCCACCTAGTCGTTGAGCCTTCCCCGAAAGCGTTCAGGGCTTGGTTGCGGATTAGCATATCCCTTTGGACGTAGCCTTCCCGACAGTTCACCGAATTTGCAACAGTTATCACTAACTGAGGGGACACAATAAAGAATCCGTTCCCTCTTCCATTGCCTTGGTTTCCTGAGGTGTCAGGGACAATCTGAAAGCCGCATCATTTGAAGACTGGATGTATTTAGTAAACACATCCTTATAAAAAACAGCTTCTTCTTTTTCCCGAACTCCCATCTTCTCTTGCACCCACATAGGCTGTGAAGCGGCAGGCAATCCTTTCACCCAGTCGGCAGGCTTATAACTTGCCCTCAGTTCTGCTCCACCTTCATCAAGGTTGTGCAAGGCAATATCTGTTGACGCAACTGGAACAGTATTCATAGGCTTGTTAATTTCGCCTCTGAGTTTTGCCAAGTCAATTGCGGCTTCTTCTTTAGCTTCAGCGGCTTGAAGCTCATTTCCTGCTTCAAGAATCATCGCTTTAGCATCTTCAACTTTCCCCTCTTTGAGGGTTTCATCTGCTTTTTCAAGCAGATAATTTGCATGTGTTCTCATTTCTGAGGTTTCCACTTGATACCTCCTAGTATCTTTTAGGTTTCTTTTTCTTTGCTTTTAATTTAAGCAAATCTATTTGTGCCTGAAGGTATTCTGTGTCTGGGGCATCAGTCTCTTGGACATCTGTGCCAGAGGCATTGTCTTCAGGAGTGTCACCTGTATAAATTTCCAACAAGGTTTTTGGCTTCTCCTCATTGTTTTCTGCCTTTGCAGAAATGGTAGCCGTTTGAGGACTAGCACCTCTAATAACAGTGCTTACTTCCACCCAGTCCAGTTCTTTGATTCTTCTGGTCTGGGACTTTCCAGTCCCCTCAATTTCCCACCCTTCTTCTGGAACATTAAACCCAACTGACCATTCCCTGACAAAGTTTCCTGAGACATTTGAAAACGCCTCTTTTCCTGATTGGGTTTCCATGTTCATCTGCATGAGTGTATATAACTTATACTCATCATCAGCAATGTGAACTGGTCTTGCAGAAATAACCTTGCCAACCACGGAATGTTGGTCATGCCCTGCCAGAACTGGCAAAGGAAGATTCTTGGCAATAGAACCATTGAATGCAATAGGGTCAATTACATCCCCATCAGAATCAATAACTCCCATTGTGTTTGTAAACGCCTCCACCAAACCCTGTGAAGCGTCCACAGCCTTGGCTTCTGCAACTTCTATACTTTTATGAATCATACCGTTACTCCTTCTGGTACATAGTTTCTGGGCATTGGAATCCACGATAGAGTTCCATTGGGATGGTCTTCTATGTCATAAGCGTCTTCTACGTTATAAATCTGGTCATTCCTTTCAATACAGGTTCTTCCATAAGGGTCACCCGCAGGAACATAGTTATCATTAGGGCCACCATCAATATCAAATGCCCGAACCCACTCAAAGCCCTGATTCTTGAACATGTTCACACTGGTCAGATTCTGGCTTCTCATTATTTCTGTTCTGGCAATTAAAACCGCTCTTTTCTCAGTTTCCTGCATTACAGTCTTGATTCCCTTGAAACCTTCATCTGGAACACCTCTTGCAAGTTGTTCTATTGAATACCCTCTTTCAAAAGCCACATCAATTGCACCTTTCACATGCTTATGCGTTGTTGAGTGAATCATTGTGGCTCTGGTTGGGACAGTTGTTAAAACCTGTGCAACTACCGGATGGGCCTCTGCCCATTCCAGTTCTCCTGCCAGTCCACTGGAGTTCACAATTCCAAAGGTATTCTTTGAAACCTCCAAGTACATCTTCCAAAGCAGTTCACTAAGATTGCCCAGTTCCGAATCTGGAATTAATGAATCAGCAGTAAAGGGAAATCCCCCCGCTTTTTCTATCTCAAAGTCCCTGCTGAGAAATCTTCCCAAGATTCCATCAACCCTGCTTTTCTGGCTTTTAAAATACTTGGTATATACTGGCGTGTATTTTTCAGTTAATGAGTCTCTATCTCTGTTCAGTTCCTTTCCCATAGCCTTTCCCCTATATACCACAGCATCATCTTTCTTAGCTGAATATAAAGAGGCAAAAGGAGACATCCCTGCCAGACTTTCTGTTGGAGACATGGACTCAATAATGTTGGTTGGTAACCGTCTTACCTCACCATCTGGAAGAGCATCTTCCCCTACCATTTCCCTTGCTTCATTCAATGTAACAATTCCACTGGTAAACAGTTGGGACGCTCTTGCATTGATGGTTTCCTTGTCATCAAGAAAGCCCCTCATCTCTGTAAGGTCTACAGCAATGGTTTCCCCCATCTCCATGCCAACACAGTAGTTAAGGAATCGCACAATCTTGTCTATTAAGGGTTCTAGTGTTTCAGAATGGAAAGAAAACCGTGCTTCCCTGTAATTAGAGAAGGTTGACCTTGCTAAACCCACATTTGCTGATATCAAAATGGGAGGAACTCCCAGAACAGCACAAATCCTTGATTCTGTGTGGTTATGTAAATCAGTCAAAGCCATTTCAGCAGGAGCGGATGCCATTTGCTGATATTCGGCATCATCATCTAATACTGCAACCGAATGGAAGTTATTAGTGCCACCAAATGATGACCTCCACCTTGACCTGATTCTTGTGGCTTCCTCTTGGGAGGTAAGCCTGCGTTTTACTTTAAGCAGTCCACTTGGAACTCCTGCGTTCTGGAAGAACACCTTGGCAAAGTCTGTCATTGCTAAATCAAGATTTATGGTCTTAGCCAAAACATGTAATGGGGAAAGTCCATACAGGTCACCATTAGGATTTGGGAAACTCATGTGTCCCACATCTTCAGGCTTCAGGAAATACTCTTTGCCATCCACTTGATATGAATAGCCCTTAACACCTTCTCCTGAAGGCATGATAGACACCCTGTCAGGTCGTAAGAGGTAAAGCCCAGTAATCTGGTTACCTCTGGAGCGTTCTTTAAGAATATAGGCGTTTCCAGAGACATACAGGTAAGTTACCAGTCTTTCCAACCAATGGTAGAAATCCTGAGTGCCGTTGGGGTACATGATGAGATTAGCAAGGGGAGTTCCCTCAACCTCAACTAATCCGTCTGATGTGTCTTTTTGAACATAGAACTTTGCGGCGGCTGTGCCAGTTGCAAGTTCCCTGATGCAAGCATGGACAATTGAATTCCGTCCATAGCCTTCTTTTGCGTAGTTGCCATAATTGTCTTCCGGATACATCACAGCAGACAAATCATTTACTAATGGAACAGATGAAGCCACATCATATGTAACCTCTTTCTGAAAGAACGGAAACCAGTTTGGCATAGACCCTCCATAGCTTGAGGGTACTTGCCTTGACCACTGGTTTTTTATTCTACCATATGAATCAAGTCCTCAATGCAAACGTCTTCTTACCCTTCAGGATAGCCTTCTCTGTTTCCTTTAACTCAGAGTGCAGATAATCAAATATCTTGGTAACGTCATCATTGCTGATGCTGTCCCTGAACTGAGGCTTTGCAATACAGAGCAAAGCATCAAACTTGCTTGCTACCTTTTCCACTCTCTCAGAGAT